TTTTATATATATGAAGGCTTATTTTTGGTCATATAAAAACCGAGTAGTTTATATATTACTTTCTATAATATAAATTATCGAAAGTATTAGGGGCTTTAATCAAATCAGAATATAATTATACATACATATATATTATATAGAATACGCTATTCTGGATTTATGGGTAGAACAGTAGGTAGGCCTTCAGAGCGTGACTCTGAAGGAAACGTAATAAGCAAGTGTTTAGTCAATGTGACTATTCCAACTAAGCTAAGAGACTTCTTAGTTAAGAACAATATTCCACGGTCTAAACTCTTTAGAGAGTGTGTAAACCGGTTATACATGAATCAAATATGCCCCAAATGCTATAATGAGAATATTCTCAATGGTATTATGGCTTTATCATGTGATGATTGTAAAACGATTATCAAATATAAACCGTGTGGTGAATGTGGTGAGGAATACAAAAGGGGATCTAACATGCCTAAAGCAGTTAAAAACTCCAGTCGTTTTGGTTGTGAGAAGTGCCTATGAACCGGTGCCGTGGATGTCAAAAGAATTTTGACGGGCCTTTATGGAAAAAAAACCGCTGTAGGGTGTGTTACAATGATTTGTAATAGGTGCGACGGTAGAATTAAAAGCGGTAAAGTAGAAAAGCTCATTATAGATGTTGCACATGATAAGGTAACTTTACATTATTGTAGGCACTGTTTTCAAGCTGTTTTAAGAGACATCTAATTAATAAGGGTCGATGTAGTAGGGGTAGTATGGCATTACGGGCAAAGAGAGCAAAAAATGGGCGCATGATGTATTTTAGTAATAATAAACTTATTAGTAAAGCAAAATATCAAGCGTCTAAAAATCGTTCTAGTCCAAAGCGTTCTACCCGAACCGTTAGAAAGAGATCACCAGCCCGTAAAACCAAAACAAACGGAGTAAAAAAAATGAGAAAATCAATGCCTCACCCGTCAATTACGGGCATGGCTTCAGGTCTAGCAATAGCAGCCTATCTTAACAGCGGGGTATCTACTACTACAGCTACAGGCACAAGTTTAGGAAACGTAACCACAATGACCGATGGAGTCATAAAAGACATTACCGACGGTCAATTAGGAACCGCTTTCAATACACTATCTTCAAACGCTATAGGAATGATTTCAAGCGACGCAGGTAGAAAAACATTAGTTACTGCTGGAGGTATTGCCGCATTAGGGGCATTTGCACGAAAGCAGTTTCCACAACTAAAACTAGGAGGAAGTAAACTTTACTTCAGATTATAAGATGGCAACCACAATAACGAGAACTTTTGACGCAACCCCAACAGATAAGGCCTATTTTTCCTTAACTGACAACATGCTAAGCAGCAGCTTAGGAAACATTCAGGTTCCACAAGGATCCTCAAGAATATCAAGAGTAGATTGTGCCTTTGACACAACTAACGCAAAAGGATATCAGGTAGTATGTCGTTTACTAGGTTCTAATATGTCAGAACAAAATTTTACTATTATGGGAATAGCTGGTGATACTGCTGACGCCGCCGCCGCCGTTGGTTTTAACACGGTTCCTGTCGCTTTCCCTCTAGCTGGTGTTAACAATATAGATTTACAGATAGCAATTCAATTTGCCGCTGGTGGTAGTGCTTCCGCTTCCTCTGGTAGTGTAACGCTTTACTTTGAATAAGCATGGCTAAAGTAGCAATAGGTTCTAACGCCATATTCACAGGACCACAAAAGGGTCTAACTACAATAGGTAACCATTGTTACGCTTTTAGTGGGATGGTGGCAAGTAGTCCCACACCTTTTAATTTATTAGACTTTACAACGGGAAAGAATTATATGATTATTAAACTTTTAGTTTACTATGGCGCACAAGGTTCAGGGTCTGATATACAATATAAAATAATATTTAACGGTCAGTTAGTAGGACAACTTAATGTCCCTGACAGTAACTATAGAACTGACCCCCCGACTTTTAGGATCTTAATACCACCGTTAACACATGTAGAAGTAGAACAAGATAACTTAGTTGGCGGCACGGAACCTATCGGGGCCTCTATTGTTGGTAAAGTTTACGAATGACATTAGGCCCAAGTGAGAGCATATCACGTGTTAAAGAGGGATACATTTATGGCTGGAGTGGTTCGAAAAGTCTCACTAGTTCCGCCGTAACCCTCCTAAACTATACTAATCCTAATGAGTTCTTTCTCACAAGGGTTATGTTGGGTATAGATTGGTCTAATATGGGACCGAGTGAAATATTATCTTATACCATTCAGGTTGACGGGATCGCTTTATTCGTTGAAAAGGTTGTTATCGTTGATTTTAATTTAGGCCAACAGCCTAAAATGTTTGAATTTGTGATACCTCCTAACAGCACCGTTAAGATACAAGCGACTCAATCCGCCAATAATGGGGGTATTTCGTGTATGCTAACTGGTTATAAGGTATGAACGTTTTAGAAGGGGGTTTAACTATACCCTGGTTTCACGATTTGTGCTTATGTCCCACCTTTTCATATTGGGGTATATAATACATGAAATTACCAAATAGTGCAAAAGATTTTGAAGAAATAATGAAGAATGTAGACTTTACCAGAGTTTTACAAATTACAGTCCCAATACTACAACCTGTCATAATTGGAGGTTTATGGTTATTACTTGCTAAGTTTGACAAAAGAGCGGATGCTTTATCAAAATTAATAGCAATAGCGGAACCAATACCAACTATTGACCTTAATTTACCACAACCTGTCGTTTTAGCTTCAATGTATCATGCTGTAGATGAATCCCTACAGGTATTAGAAGAAGTTATACAGAGGATAAAAGATTTTGATATACCAACAGCTGAAGAAATTATTAACGATATTAAAAAAGAGATCCTACCAGACCCTATAGACAAAAAAGAAGTATTAACAGACTTTCAAGATTGCTTAGTAGGTTATGAGAGAGACACTCCAAATTATTTAAAATCCAACACTACTAAAGCGTTATACGTTAATGGTTGTCTATTAAGGAAGGGTTATGCATCAAAAGTCATTAAAGAAACAATTAGAGACTATCTCACATGAACGACGAACAATTTATACTTGTTTGGATTATGAGCTTTTTATTATACTTACTAATCTATACTTATTGGATACCCTTAAAGACACAAAAGAAGATTGAATTATGGTTATTAAGTTCCGAGTCTGATAAAGCTTTGAATGAGGGTTTAGAGGTTATAGTTAAGAGCATTAGAGAACAAACGCTTCAAGATTTTGAAGAATTTATGCTACCGAGAGCTAGAGAAAGCCTCCAAAAATTTTGGAGTGGTGCCATGGGTAATGCTGCTAAAGAACTAGGTAAAGGGGAGGAAGGATCCCAATTAAGTTTATTGCATAATATGACCAAGGATTTAAGCGGTCAACCTTGGTATATTCAAGCTGCTGCAAGTAAATTATTACCAATCATCCAGAACGCATCTAATACGGACAAGAGCACAACTAAAACCCTCTTTAATGACATGGGACTACAGAAATAACGCACTTTAACGCAAAACTAGACACGTTTTACCCTACTTTTACAGAACTAAGAAGAAGAATAATACAATAAATATATATATATATGTATGTATAATACCTTTTTATATATATGAAGGCTTATTTTTGGTCATATAAAAACCGAGTAGTTTATATATTACTTTCTATAATATAAATTATCGAAAGTATTAGGGGCTTTAATCAAATCAGAATATAATTATACATACATATATATTATATAGAATA